TTCTGGATGCAGTGCTGAAGCCGCTGACTAGTGCATTGACTATTCGCGGATTGCCACAGCAGCGCACTACAACCAATATTGGCGGGCAGGAAGTGGAAATAATACCTGGCAAGGCGCTCAGTATTGGCGGCACTGGGCAGGCTGATGCGGGGCTGAGTGCGGCGGGTAAGGCGTTGCAGGAATTGCTTCGAGAGGAAAAGAAAAGCAAAGCACCAAAGGCACCAAAAGCAGTAACGCCCATCACAGAATTTACGCCTGAAGAATTGGGTGACCCATTCAAGCGTGGTTTGGAGTTAGCGCAAAAGGAAGCAGACGCCACTGCAGCAGCCATTGAATCTGCCACATTGAGACTGCGGCTTTTTGCAGAAGAATGGCTGGAATTGTTGCGTATCTTGAGTAGTGGCGTTGAGCAACTAGTGCCCCCAAGTGGATCACCAATCCAACAAGGCGGGCCAGGTCAGCCATTCCCAGGTGCCCCAATCTTCGGCGGATTACCACCACCGGGCACCATTCGAACAGAAGAACAAGCGCGGCTCGATGATCAATTCTCGCTGATCTTCGATGACATGCTCGTCAGCATCCTGACAGCGCAGCGGACAGTGGGTGAGGCATTCGCGGGCTTTGCGCTTGGCATCGTTGACACCTTCGCCATCGAGTTCACCAAAGCTCTGCGCGAATCCTTCGTTACGCCTGTGATTCAGGGACTGACTGACCTACTGCAAAGCGCACTCAAGGATTTGTTTGGCGGGCTGAGTGCTGGCGGGCTGAAGGGCGTCTTTGGAGGTATCGCCAAAGGAATTGGTACGATCTTCGGCGGGTTCTTTGCGAGTGGGGGCACCTTGGGGCCTGGCAAGTTCGGTGTGGCCGGCGAGCGCGGACCGGAGCTCATCTTTGCGGGCAATCAGCCAATGCACATAGCGCCTGTAACAGCAGGCAGCGCGGGCAATGTATTCAACATAAGCGTCGGTGTGAATGCGCCATCTGGAAGCGTAGACAAGCGCACTCAGGATCAGCTAGCGGCGACAGTCATGGCAGCCGTAAAACGTGCCCAGCGCAACGAGGGGGCCAGGTGATATGGCTACCTACGACTCCGCGAGCTTCCCTGAACTTGCCATTTTTGCCAACGGTGCCATAACGGGCGGGCCGATGTTCCAGACAACCATCGTGCATTCAGCTAACGGCACAGAGCAGCGCAATGCAGGCAGCGGTATGCACGCAAGGCGCATCTTCCGCGTCGATACAAGCACCATCACCGATGCAGTGCGCAGTGAAGTGCTTGCATTCTTCGAAGCCAGACGTGGACAGTCTGATTCTTTCAGGTTCAAGGATCCCTTCGACTTCGAAGCAGTCAATGAACCAATCGTAAGTGGGCAATTAGTGAAGCGATACACGGCGGGGAGCGTCAGCTATGACCGGCCAATAGTGAAACCCATCAGCGGCACCGTCAGCTTTAGCGGCGGCGGCACACTCAACTATGAAACCGGAATTATCAGCGGTGGGGCTGGCGGCACATGGTCAGGTGACTTTGAGATTCAGGCGCGGTTCACAGGTGACAGATACACTGAGCGCAACTTCTTCGTAGACTGGCACGAAGTGCAGCTTGAGATTGTCGAGACGTTTGATTACGACATACCAGGTGCAGCAGGTGCCTCACTCGCATCGCTCATCACATACACCTTCCCGTTACCTTTCGAGGTGGGCAGGAATGCCTATCAGGATTGGAGTACCTATGTCGTGCAGGGCGGTGGCTATTCTGAGGACCGCTTCCCGCAATACTCAAACGGCCTCGCAGGTTTCGAAGGCAATGTGCTTTGCAAGAATCGCACTGATCTTGAGACGCTTCTCAGCGCGTTTCTGTGCGTGCGTGGCAGGCGCACCGGCTTTCAGCGTGAAGAGTTCAATGTGCGGTTTGACAGGGATGCGCTCGTGATTGGCTACACCGGCAATGAATCGTTTCAGTGCCCGCTTGGGTTTGTGGGGATCAACTAGCCTATGCCTCGAAACATACCAGCAGCACTCGCCACGCATATCGCACTTGGGGGCACGAGTCTGTGCGAGCTGATCAAGGTCACGCCAACTGTGGGTAGCGTGCTCGCATTCACCAATCATATTCAGAACCTGACAGTAGACGGGCAGCTCTACCTGGCGCGACCTGGGATGCGCGTGAGTGAAGTAAAGAGCGGCCTCAAGATGGAGATTGACACATCGCAGGCTCAAGGGTTCTTCCAGTCGGGCGTCATCACACTGGCCGATATTCTCAAAGGCAAGTTCAGGGATGCGACTTTCGAGCGGCGATTTGCTAATTATGACGCGCCAGGTGATGGCGGCTACACCTACCAGTCCGGCCAGATCGGGCGTGTGGATGTTGGTGACAATTCATTCACTGTCGAGCTGCGCGGGCTGATTCAGAAGCTGTCCCAACCAGTGGGGCGCGTGACCTCGAGGATGTGCGATGTGCAGCGCGTAAGTGACTCAAGGTGCAAGTTCAATCTGGCAACGCTGCAATACATTGATGGCATTACGTGGGGGCCATCATTCACGCAGACGCTTACTGTGTCGAATGTGTTCGCTGCAAATCATTTCGCCGCCACAGGGCACGCCTTTGGCACTGGAGGGGCGTGGTTCCCTAGCGGTTATCTTACGTGGATTACTGGCAACAATGCGGGATATACAGCAGAGATAGGCGAAGAAGAAGTGCTGATCTCGCCATCTCGCGTGGGGCTTACATTGATCATGCAGCCAGGGCAGGACATCCAGGTTGGCGATACATGCTCTGCGACAGCTGGATGTGATCGCACTACAGTGCAATGCCAAAACAAGTTTAAGAATGCCTCGCAGCCGAATGGCAACCTCGTCAATTTTCGCGGCTATCCTGATCTTGCCGGCGCAATCATCTACAAGGCGGCAGATGGAATCATCGCATCGCAGCCACCAATCCCATATGATCCTGAGCCTGAGCCCTGATCCCATATGAATGCCATTGACAGAGGATTGATTGTCAGGACTGCGCGATCATTACTTCGACCGCGAGTAAAGTTCCGCCCTTACGGGCGTGACCCCAAGTACGGACTGGATTGCATTGGCGTTGTGGATTGGGTTGGTAAGCAGTGCGGGGTTCTTCCTCATGATCTGACGATTCCGCCTTATGCCTACCCGCCACAGCGTGAGTCGTTCGCACTCTTTGATGAGTATATGGATCGCGCAATGTTGCCAGCTCAGGGTGTAGTAGCGATTCTGGCAAGCCCGGATGGGCACCCACGGCACACGGGCATCGTGGAGTGGGCTGATGATAAATGGAAATGCATTGGTGTTGATGTTAATGGCCATCGACCGTGGGTGACTATGACGCCACTTGATATGGATTATGTCTGGCGTTTCTATGACTTTAGACTGGCGTAGAATTTCGAACATCATCATCGTCCTTGTGCTGCTGACCGCGACTGTGGCGGCTGATCCTATTACCGCCTACCTCATTGCTCACGGTACGGCGTTACTTATCTCTGCCATCATTGCCGGCGCGAGCTACCTGATCCAGAAGATCTTTACGCCACGCCCAAAGCCAGGCGAGGCACAGCGGCCCGACCTGCAGCTGACAGCATCAAGAGAAAGTGAAGGCATTCCGCGCATATATGGGCGGGCGGCGGTGGGTGCAAAGGTCATCTGGCTGGGTCAGGTGATCACTCGGACGGTGTCTCAGGGAAGCGGCAAGCGAAGCTCGCCGCCAACGACTTCCTACCATGTTTCAATGGGGCTGCTCGTGTGCGAGAACCGCAATGATTCGATACGTGGCATCTCGCGCATCTATGCCAACGGCAATGTACTCTATCAGCGTGACCCAGCCACACTGACAGGGACAAATCCCGGCATAGAGGGCTCGTCATTTGGCCCATACAGGCAGGATTTGCTCTATGCGCAGCGGCTGCAAATTCTCCTGGGGCAGGAAACGCAGACCACGCGTTGCGACTGGTATGCATCGAGCGGTCCTGATGATGATTATCCAGGCTATCGTGGATCTGTCACTGTCTGGCTTGAGAATGTTGATTTGACGCCTTCTTACAATTCAATCGCACAATATCAATTCGAAGTGGTTAATGCTGATGGATCAATCG